GTCCAGTATCTGGTACTGACAAGATTGGCGACGTTAACTTGGAAACAGTATCCAAGAACGTACAGTCAGTGTTCAACGACATCGTACTCAACAACGACTTAGATGATTTGAATGCAGTAGTCATTCGCCAGAAGTCGCAGTTTAGATTCTTCTTCGGTGCTTCAGATTCGCAGGGTGCGATTGGCGCACTTAGACAACAACAGAACGGTAGCATAGGATTTGAATTCGGGCAGTTGTTAGGTATTTCTGCAACAGCCGCTGACTCAGGATACATTGGTCAGTTTGAGTTTGTAGTTCACGGTGATTTGAATGGCAAAGTGTACAGACAGGAATCTGGCACTAGCTTTGATGGTGCAGAAATCTTCTCATTATTTCAGACACCATTCTACCACTTCGGTGATCCAGAACTGCGTAAGAACTTCTTGAAGCTATCGACGTATCTGAAAGCTGAAGGTAATACAGATATCGTGTTAGGTATTGTGTACGACTATGAAGATGTGAACGTACTTAATCCTACTAACTATGATATCACTACACGTGGTGCGGCGGCGTACTACAACGAAGCACTGTATGACTCAGGTGCTATCTACGATGGTAATCCATCTCCAGTAGTAAAGACATCTTTCTCTGGATCAGGTCAGTCCATCGCAATTAAATATGTAACCAACGATACAAACGCTAGTCATGCAATCCAAGGATTCGTACTACTGTTTGGATATGGAGATCGCAGGTAAATGGCGGGATATACTAGACAATCCGTAGCTGACATTATCTCAGGTGAGGTAGTAAAAGCCGCACCCCTTAATGCCGAATTCAATGCACTACGTGATGCGTTTACTGCAGGCACTGGTCACACACACGATGGTACGACTGGTAACGGCGCATATATCACGCTAATTGCCGATGAGACAGCTAAGAACAAAGTTGTTGTAGACGCAGTTAACAACCGTGTATCTATCTACACTAATGTCGCAGGAACTGGTACTGAACAGATCCGCATCCAAGATGGTGCTATCGTACCTGTCACAGACGATGACATTGATCTGGGAGCCTCTGGTGCGGAGTTTAAGAATCTCTGGATAGATGGTACTGCAAACATTGATGCGCTTGTCTCAGCGGCTGTCACGATCACTGGCGGCAACATTGATGGCACAATCATTGGCGCAACTACTCCTGCCGCTGGCACATTTACTACAGCAACTGCTACATCGTTTGTGGGACCACTGACAGGTAATGTCACTGGTGGCGTTACAGGCAACGTAGTAGGCAACCTTACTGGTAACGTAACCTCATCTTCTGGTCTGTCTACATTCAACAATGTTACAGTCAGCGGTACGCTAACTTCTAATTTAACTGGTAACGTCACTGGTAATGTCACTGGTAACCTGACTGGTAATGTTACAGGCAATACCACTGGCAATTTGACTGGTGATGTGTACGCATCTAACGGCACATCTAAGGTACTTGAGAACGGTACTGACGGTACGAATGCAACATTCACTGGGGACGTAACTGGTGATCTCACTGGTAATGTCACAGGCAATGTTACTGGCAACCTAACAGGAAATGTGACAGGTAATGTCACTGGCAATGTAACAGGGAATCTGACTGGCAATGTCACTGGTAATGTGACATCGACGGGTACATCTACATTCACTACTGTTGACATTAACGGTGGTGCAATCGACGGTACTAACATCGGTACTACGACAGCAGGATCAGGTGCTTTCACTACTGTATCAGCTACAGCGGGTATTACAGGCGATCTGACTGGTGATGTGACTGGTGACTTGACAGGTAACGTCACAGGTAACGTAACGGGCAATGTGACAGGAAATGTCACTGCGTCGTCTGGTACTTCTACATTCAGTAATGTTGTCATCAACGGCAACCTCAACATGGATGCCGCAACTGCCGCTACCATTACGAACCTGACTGACCCTACAAATGCTCAAGATGCCGCTACTAAGAACTACGTAGACACTGAGATCACTAATCTGATTGACGGCGCTCCAGCGGCTCTGGATACTTTGAATGAGTTAGCGGCGGCATTGAATGATGATGCGAATGCCTACACTACATTAAGTAATAGCATCGCTACTAAGCTACCACTGGCTGGCGGCACAATGACTGGCTCCATCACGATGGGTGGATACACAGTCACTGGTCTTGCTGTCCCATCTGCGGCATCCGATGCGGCTACTAAGAACTATGTAGATACAACTGCTGTATTGCTTACTGGTAGCACGATGACTGGTAACCTTGTAATGGGTGCCAACAAAGTTACATCGACTGCTACACCAACTACAGCAGATGACTTGACACGCAAGGGATATATTGATACACTCTTCGGTTCTACATCCTCTGCGGCAACAAGTGCGGCAGATGCGGCTGACTCAGCGGCAGATGCTGAAAAGCTAGCTATCCATCCTGAAGATACTCAGTTCACACTTTCTGATGGTGTCACCACAGGATACTCCGCACTTCATTATGCGGCTAAGGCCGAAGACTTCGGCGCTGGAGCATTACAAGCTTCTAACAATCTCTCTGACTTAACCAACGCCGCTACAGCCCGTACTAACCTAGGCTTAGGCACTGCGGCAGTAGAGGACGTAGGCACATCGGCAGGTAATGTAGTACAACTTGATGGATCAGCACGGCTACCAGCGGTAGACGGCTCACAATTAACTAACCTCAGCGTATCTGGCGCATCAGCAGGTTTTGCAATTGCAATGGCAGTAGCACTTTAAGGTAAAGAAACTATGGCTCAGAACTTCAGACGTTATACAGCAAACGGAGTAGGAACATCAGCTTCTACAGTCCTTACTGCTGATTCTTTTGACACACTGGTGGGTATCCACTGCACGAACGTCACCACGAATACAATCCTCGTGGATGTGTACATTAATGACTCTGTGAATGACATCTACCTCGTGAAGCAAGTACCTATTGCGGCAGGTGGTGCACTACAGGTCTTGGATGGCGGTGCAAAGGTAGTGGTCCAATCAGGTGACGTACTCAAGGTTGTTTCAGATACTGCGGCATCGGTAGATGTTTGGGTATCGGCAGTAGACGACATTTCAACCTAAGAGGTCATCATGGCTTACATCGGTAACGCTCCTAATCAGATCAAGCATGAAGTCACGAAGGAATCGTTCAATGGTGACGGTACTACAGTAGACTTCTCACTCTCCGGTGCTTCAACTACGAATGACGTAGAAGTATTCGTTGAGAATGTACAGCAGGAACCTGTCTCAGCATACTCAGTAGCGGGTAGCACTCTCACGTTCACAGAGGCTCCTCCAGCGGGTACTGGTAACATTTATGTACTCATCCGGGGTAAGGCGGATCAGTTAGCTGAGACATACTCAACTAAACTCAATGCGACAATCTTCCAGAACAATAAGCTTGTACAGCAGGACTTGAGTGTGGATGCAGGATATAACGCTATGGCGGCAGGGCCACTGACAGTGTCGAGTGGGATTACAGTAACAGTGCCTGATGGCTCAAGATTGGTGATTGTATAATGGCTGTAGTAATTGATGGTTCAACAGGCGTCAGTCTTGTACAGGATGGTGTAGTCACTGCGGCTGATCTTGCATCGACTCTGGATTTGTCCACCAAAACATTGACGCTTCCTGCTGAAAATCAGTCTTCTATGCAAGTGATTTCTAGCAGTGATACTTTTACTAGTGGGGCTAGCGCCATTGATATAGACCTTCCAACAGACTCTTCTTATCGTTATTTTAAGTTGGTATTAACCGGAGTATATGGGTCTGTCGGTTTTGATATGTATTCAAGAGTCCGATTAGATGGAAACACTGGGTTTGAAAGCGGTGCTAGCGACTATGATTATAGTGCGCACGAAGGTAACGGAACAGGCGGTAGCGGATATACAGCCGGTGCCGGAGCAAGCGTTATGCGTTTGTGTTGGTATGGTCAGGGCGATGCAAACAATGAAGCCGTAGATTGGGAAATAAGCATCTTCAACTCAAATAATACTACGGGGCATTTTAGACTACAGACAACATATGGCGGCTCAATTAACACTGGTATATCGGTAGTCGGTCAGTCCACAGGGCAATACAACGGCTCTACTGGTTTAGTAGATGGACTTAGATTTTATCCATCTAGTGGAACTTTTTCTTACCGTAACTACACATTGTACGGAGTGAAGGCATCATAGCTATGACGATTCTATATAAAGTACAAAACGGCGTTAAGGTAGAGATGTCATCAGAAGAAGCGACAGAGTTTCTTGCAGGATTACCTACCGCAGAAGAATTAACAGCCCGTAAACTGGAAGTATTGCGAGATGTGCGAAACAACAAACTCGCAGAAACAGACTGGTGGGCATCATCTGACCTGACAATGACTGAAGCGCAGACAGCGTACAGACAAGCACTGCGTGATATCACTGATACTTATACATCTCTTGATGATGTAGTCTGGCCGGAGAAACCATAATGTCAAAACTAGCAATCAAAGGCAATGACTCAGGCACAGCCACATTCACAATTGAAGCACCTGCTACCTCCACAGACCGCACACTGACCTTGCCTGATGAGGCGGGGACGGTTGTTACAACAGGCGGTACAGGTAGCGTATCAGCAGATATGCTTGCATCGAATTTGGATTTATCTGGTAAGACTGTAACTAATCCAAACGGGATGAACTTGTTGTTAGAGCGTACAGATACATCAACTGTGGCTTATGACTCCGACACATTGATTTTTGATTTTGATAGTTACACATCTGATTACAGTATCTTCTTTATGTACTTAGAGTATTACCCTGAAGCGGCCTCTGGATCACAGCATTTTTATAATGTGTTTACAGATTCTAGTGGGACTCAATTGGGATTAAGGTACGGAACAAGTGGTTGGAATCAAACTGACTCTCGTTCTACACCGGGTGTAGGTTCAGGTAACTACTGGCGCACTGGTTTTAGTTGTCAGTTTGATACTCGCTACGCTCATTGGATGTATATCGTCAATGGTAATCAGTCAGACGCAAGTATGGACTGTGTTATACAGAGTCAAAGTGCTTGGTACTACCAAGGAATTGGGGCAACTTTTGCAAACGGAACTTGTT